GTACGGTGTCAAGACCCTTGACAGCGACATGACCGCAAGGCTGGTGGGCTGATATGACGGAGCAGAACAAGGCCGACCTTATAGCCCGGATGCGCGTGATGTTGGGTAAGGAAATGTCGCTGCCGGCTGCCCGGTATCTGCTGGATAGCGTCGAGTCCAAGGTATTGCGATATACCAAGCGGCATGAGCTTGTCCCCGGTCTTGATCTGCTTGTGGCAGAGATAGCCGCGCAGCGTTACCGCACGCAGCAGCCGGGCTCTACCAATGCGGCGCAGACCGTTGCAAGCATAACGGACGGCGACCAGAGCGTGAGCTTTAAGCACAGCGACTCAGACCTCGCAACAACGGCGGAACTGAGCGACAGCGAAAAGGTGATGCTCAACGAGTGGAGGAGGCTTTTCTGGTGAAGATCCCCGACGCCTTCAGACGCGCACAGCGCGCCGTATTTCAAGACAAAGCAGTCGAGCACTATAAGACCGTCAAACAGACGGGAACGCTCGGCAGCGAAACAGTGAAGCCCGCAGAAACACCTGCGGGCTCTTTTACTGTCAACTTCCGACTCGTTACCGACGCTATGCAGGCGCAGGAATGGGGGCTGCAGTGCAACAAAGACGCCACTTTTTCAACAACCGATACGTTCGCTGTCGAGAAGGGCGACTATGTGAAATACGGTGGCGCTTATTACCGAATCACCGAGATCCAGCCGCACGACAGCCACACGCTGTATCTTTGCAAGGCGGTGAGCCGATGAGCATTGAAATTAAGGGTCTCGGCGAGCTGGCTAAAAAGCTCGCAAAGCTCGGCGGCACTGATACCGCTATTTCAAACGGCACGCGCGAGGCGGCGCGAATAGTCAACAACAGCGCAAAAGAGCTGTGCCCGGTAGAGAACGGCGACTTGCGCGCGTCGCTGCATACCGACTACAAGCGCGAGGGTAGCAAGCATATCGGCAGCGTATTGACCAATGTTGAATACGCCGCCTATGTGGAATTCGGTACGGGTCCCAAAGGTAACGGCACATATCCTTATGAGCTCCCGAGCGGGATCCATTACAAGGCGGACAAGTGGCGCGGCAAAATCCCTGGTGTCGGCTGGCGAATGATAAGCGGACAAAAGGCGCAGCCGTATCTCTATCCTGCGCTTATAAACAATCGCGAGGCAATACTCGAGTGCTATAAGCGCGCGATACAGCAGGAAATAAATCGTAAAGGCGGTCAGAAAAATGGTTGATATCGAACAGGTGACTTATGATGTGCTTTCACTCGCCGTACCGGGTGTGAAATGGTCTGCGGAATATCCGCAGAGTTTTGAACGGCACGGTTTGATAAAGCAGATGGATAACTCCGTTAAAATGCCATCCTCTTCGCGTCCGGATCATTTTTCCCGGATCGCCGTGCAGATTCAGGTGTGGATGGCGACGCCGGAGGGCAGAAACGAGGTCGAGAGACAAGTTGACGATGCAATGCTCCGCCTCGGTCTGCTTCGCGGCAGTCCTAACCACCTTGAGGACGAACAGCAGGACGGTACGGTGTTATACCGCACCGTCCTGCTTTATAACGGAGTCTACGACAACAACACGAAGCGGTTTTACCGCAGTTAATAAGGAGGTAAGTACAAATGGAAGATTATCAGACTTCTATAGGCGTGATTCTGAAAATGGGCGCGAGCGCAGAAGCGGCAGCTGAAGTTCCCGGCCTGCTTGATTTTCCCGATATGCTCGGCGAATCGGACAAAATCGACGTGACCACGATGAAGGACACGCAGAGAAAGTATAAGCCCGGGCTTTCCGACCCCGGGGATATGGCGTTTACTTTCGGCTATGAGGGGATGAAGACCGGCACGAACTGGGCGACCCTCAAGGGAGCTAAGGATGCAGACAAGACCTTTATTCTGCTGTTCCCGGACGGTTCCGGTTTCACATGGACAGGCAGAGTGTCACTTTCGATGCCCGGAAAGGGCGTCGCAGAGGCGCTGACCTTTACTGCAAAAATCACTCCATCGTCGGATATAGAGGAATATACCTCGTCCGGCGGCTAAAGAACACATCGGCGGGGGAAACTCCGCCGAAAATTTAAAATAAGGAGACAACAACTATGCTTACTGCGTGTAATGCACCTTTTTATAGATTGACCGCCGGCGAGAAGGAGTACAAGCTCAAGCTCACGACGGCGACAAAAATCGAAGTGGAAGACCGTATAGGCTGCAGCCTGCTTGAAGCTCTCGACAAGCTGGCATACACCAAGGTCTTTGCAGTGACCCTCTGGGGCGCGCTGCAGAAATACCAGGCGAATATGACGCTCCCCAAGACATATGAGCTCATCGATGCGCTTGAAGCCGAGGGCTTTACCCTCGAGGACAGAGCGGACACATTTCTCGGCATTATGAAGGTGTCCGGTTTTTTTACACCGGAACAGATAGCGGACATGGAGCGGGAGGACGAGGAGACGGAGTAATCTTCTCCTCGTCCTTCTCCTCGGCGACCGAATGGGTCGCAGATCTCAAACCTCGCGCTTTTGCGGTCGAGATAACCCCGGACGAATTCTGGAGCATGTCGGCCGGAGAGGTTGAAGACCTTATATCCGCAAGGCAAAAGGCAGAAAATGAGCGGCGTAAATGGCAGTTACAGCTGATATGGAATCTCGGACAGCTCAATTCTTTCGCGTTTAACGACCCGAAAAAATATCCTACGCTTGAAAAGGCGTTCCCGTCAGCTTTCGGCATGCAGCAAACCGGGTGGATGGTAATCAAAGCTCGGATGTCCGCTTATGCCAAATCAAAGAACGCCGCAAGGCACAGGGCAGGTGAGAAAAAATGACAGTTGAAGAACTGCAAGTGCTGATTACAGCAAACACCAAGGACTTTAACGCCAAGATTGATAAGGCAAACAAGAGACTGGGGTCGCTTGAACAGCAGGCAACGCGCACGGGAGCGGGTGTCGGAAAGCTTTTTACAGGCATAAAAACGACCGCTGCCGTTGCGGCTATACAGAAGGTAGTAAGTGAAGTCAAGAAGCTGACGGACGCATATGCGGAAAATGAAGCTGCGCAGATGGGCTTGTCGAGCATATTGACCGCGCAGGGAAAAGACCTGAACGCCGCGAAAGCGTGGCTTAAATCGTATACCAAAGACGGTCTTATCCCGATGATGGACGCTTACACTGCGTATAAGAGCCTCGCGGCGGCAGGGTATTCCGACGAGCAGACACAGTCCATACTGACTAACCTGAAAGACTCGGCAGCGTTTAACCGTCAGGGCAGTATGACGATGGGCGAAGCCATCAAGAGCGCAGCCGAAGGTATCAAAAACGAAAACAGCATTCTTGTCGACAACGCCGGCGTTACAAAAAACCTGTCCATTATATGGGACGAATACGCGGCATCGATAGGCAAGACTGCAGCAACGCTGACCGACGCAGAAAAGCGCATAGCCACGACACAAGGCATCATGCGGGAGACGGCATTCCAGACCGGGGATGCTGCGAAATATTCGAACACCCTCGCAGGAGCGCAGGCCGCTTTGAAAGCTCAGACAAAAATGTTGTCAAGTGCGCTCGGGTCGATGTTTGCGCCGGCTTTGCAGCAGTGTATTCCGCAGGTCACGGCGTTGCTTGAAAGATTGACCGCTCTCGCCGAAAAAGCCGGGCAAGTTATGGCTATATTGTTCGGCACGTCGAGTGCAACGAGCCGGACATCGTCAAACACCGCCAAGCTTGCCAATAGCACACAGCAAGTGTCCACAAACCTCGGCAGTGCGGCGAAAAAGGCGAAGGATTATAAAAACGCTTTGCTCGGCATCGATGAAATCAATCGTCTCGGAACGCCGGATACCGGATCTGATAGCGGCAGCGGAGGCGGAAGCAGCACAACGGTATCAAGCGGGGGGAACAATTTCAACAGCCCGCTGTCTAACGCTAACAATGTTATTGACCCGAAGCTTGCAGAGCGCGCAGAGGAGCTGAAGCAGAAATTCAAGAAGGTCAGAGAAGAGCTTGAAAAATGGGAACCGGCGTTTATCGGAGCCGGTACTGCAATAGGTTCGTTCCTACTTATTTTTGAAGGCGCCAAGCTTTTCAAAAAGATAAAAGACCTCGGGGGAATTGTTTCCGCTTTTAAGTCTTTAAAGTTCGTGAGCAAGCTGTCTACAATAGGCGCGAGCATCAAAGGTGTTTTTACTGCATTAGGTACTGCGCTTGGCGCAAGTGCCGGAGCTGCGACTGCCGTAGGTGTTGCTGTGGTTGCTGCGGTAGCCGTGGCAATTGCGGCGGTGGTTTTACTGATAGTCTATTGGGACGAAGTGAAAGCAGCTGCTAAAAAGGCGTATGACTGGATAAAAGAAAAATGGTCGTCTTTGGGTGAATGGTTTAAAAGCAATGTTTCCGAACCGATAAAAGAAACGTTTTCAAAAACATGGGATAAAATCAAAGACGTCTTTTCTCCCGCTACTGAATGGTTTGGAACTTTGTTTGGTAGCGTAAAACAGACGTTCGACGATGTTTTCTACGATATCGGCGTTATAGCAAAGGGTTGTTGGGAAATTGTAAAAGCGGCTTGGGACATAGCGGGATCATGGTTTAAAGAAACCGTAATTGGCCCGGTTTCCAACTTCTTCGGCGGAATGTGGGAAAGCTTGAAATCAAAGGCGAAGGACGCCTGGGAGGGTGTTAAAACGGCTTTTTCACCTGTTGTAACTTGGTTTAAGGATAAGTTTACACAAGCGTGGACAGCAGTCAAAAATGTTTTCAGTGTAGGCGGAAAAATTTTTGACGGCATTAAAGAGGGCATAACTGCAGCATTCAAAGCTGTTGTTAATGCAATAATCGGGGGTATAAACAAGGTTGTTGCAATACCGTTTAATGCCATAAACAAGTCGATCGATAAGCTGAGAAATGCAAATATACTCGGCCTGTCGCCATTTGCAGATTTGCGCGACATATCGATACCTCAAATTCCAAAGCTTGCAACTGGTGCAGTAATTCCGCCGAACAGAGAGTTTATTGCGATGCTCGGCGACCAGAAAAACGGCACGAATATCGAAACGCCGGAGAGTTTGCTGCGAAAAGTCGTCAAGGAAGAAAGCCGCGGCAGTGATGGCGGCGACTGGCATATACAGGTCGTGCTTCCTGACGGTACGATAAAAGGAGAGGCTATAGTAACCGCTGTTCAGAGATATAAT